ACCAGCGGGGCGCGGGCGGTGAACCGCGACCAGATCACGGGCGCCTTCAACCGCAACTGGAACAACGAGCTGCAGGCCGTGGAGCTGCAGATGGACCGCGAATGGGACACCCTGGTCGACCCGATGGACATCGACGAGACCAACCTGGTGGCCACCATCGCCAACATCACCCGAGCCTTCACCGAGTTTCAGAAGGTGCCGGAGATGGACGCCTTCATGGCCTCAAAGCTGGCCTCCTTCGCGTCCGCCTTCGGCGGCGTGAGCACCACGCAGCTGAGTGCGGCAAACATCCTCGGCGAGTGGGACAACGCGCTGGCCTACATGGTCAATCAGCGCGTGAACCGTGACCGCGTGATCGCGTACATGACCCCGGCGACCTACAAGCTTCTGAAGCAGGCCACGGGCATGACCCGTTTTATCGAGGTGACCAACGGCATTCGCGACGTGGACCGCAACATCGCCCGCCTGGACGGCGTGACCGTGATTGAGGTCCCCGAGGACATGATGAAGACCGCCTACATCTTCACCGAGGGCTGGGCCGTCGACACCTCCAACGCGCAGCAGATCAACATGTTGCTGGTTGACCCGATGGCCGTGGCCGCGCCCATCAAGTACGAGACCTCCATGATGTCCGCGCCCACCGCGCAGAGCAAGGGAAAGTACCTGTACTATGAGCGGTACTACTACGGCGCGTTCATCCTGAACCAGCGGCAGGCGGGTGTGTTCGCCAACATCGGCGCGGCCCCGTCCCTGGGATCCCTGACCGTGACCAGCACCGCGGGCGCTACGGCGGGCGCGAGCAACGTGGCCGTGGCCGGTAACGGCATCTGGGCCGACGGCACCACCGTGGCGGGCCTGAAGCTGGTGTACAGCACCGGCAACGACGCGGCCATCACCCTGACCTACGGCGCGGTGCCTGACGCGACCAAGACCTGGGCCGACGCGGCGGCGAACCCCATCGCGCTGACCAGCCAGACGGCGGGCAAGTACATCACCGTGGCTCTGGTGAACGTGCAGACCGGCTTTGTGGTCGCCGGAGGCAGCACCACGCTTGTGGTCGGCACCTGATGAACCTTTCGGGCGTGGGGGCTTGTCCTCCGCGCCCGTGTTACACGTGAAGCAATGACGGACGCGGGGAACCGCTGCGGCGGGGACCTCATCCGACCCGCTTCGCGGGCCACCTTCCCCATAGGGGAAGGCTATGAGGAGGCGAGAACGTGGCGCAATATCTGACCTATGCGAAGTATACAGAATGGGGCGGGACGCTTGACGAGAGCGCCTTCACCCTGGCCGAGATCAAGGCGCGGGCGCGAATCGACGCGCTGACCATGGGCCGCGTGAAGGCCATGGCCGAGGTGCCGGAGGTCGTGCAGGCCGCCATGATGGAGATCATCGCCGTGGACGGCACTTACAGCGCCAGCGCCCAGGCCGCCGCGCCCGTCGCCGCCTCCTTCACCACGGACGGCTATTCGGAAAGCTACGGCAGCGCCGAGAGCCGGACGGCCACCATCGAAAAGCAGCTCACGGCATCCATCCTGACGCTGCTGGACGGCGTGGTGGACGACCACGGCACCCCGCTGACCTTTGCGGGCGTGCCGACGGCGGGCGACGGCTGGATCGGGGACTGGATTCTGTAATGGGGGAACCGCTGCGGCGGGGACCTCATCCGACCCGCTTCGCGGGCCACCTTCCCCATAGGGGAAGGCTTATGGGGAGGTGTGAACGTGAAGCTGTGCAACGAGACCATAACCGTATTCAACCTGCGGTATGATGACGACCTGGGCGACGACATCCTGATCCCGACCACCATCGAAGGCGCGAGCTGGTTTGGCACGGCGGCGGAGATCGTGGACCCGGAGCGGGGCCTGAAGGAAGCCAGTAAGATCATCATCCGCATACCGGCGGACGCGAAGATCGATGGCGGCAAGGCCTACGCCGACCCGCTGACCTGGAAGGCCGCGCCGGACGTGGCCGGAATGTGGACGCTGCAAGGCGGGGACATCATCGTCAAGGGCGCCGCCGAGGGGAACGACTGGACGCAGAAGCGGCTGGCGGAGACCTTCGCGGGCTTTTGCAAGGTGCTGGCCGTCACCGACAACCGGCGAGCGCCGAACGCGCCCCACTTCAAGGTGGTGGGAACCTGATGTTTACCATCAACGCCCGCCTGTTCGACGTGCCGGAGACGCCGCTGGAGCTTTTGAAGCTGTGCGGCTTCGAGCCGGGCGGCAGGGTGCAACACGCCATCAATGAGAGCATCAACGACTTTTGCACCCAGGACATGGTGATTCCTGCAAGCCCTGGGAGATTTCTGGAGACTGCCTTTGTATCGAATCCGAACGAGGGCTATGTGGCCTGGAACACGCCCTATGCGAAGTATCAGTATTACGGCTTTGTGATGACCGACGAGGCGGGCCGGACGTGGGTCGGGCGCGGCGAGACAAAACCCGTCATCCACAAGGACTGGCCGCTGAAGTACGATCATTCACAGAACCCCAACGCGGGGCCGCACTGGGTGGAGCGCATGAAGGCCAACCACAACCAGGACATCATCGACCGCGCCATGAACGCGGCAAAGGAGGGGTAGCACATGGCCGACATAACCAACCTGGGCAGCGTCCGCGCCTGGCTGCGCACCTGTCCCGCCGTGGCATCCATGCGATGGGGCGCGGACTACCTGGCCGACGACCCGGACAAGTTCGCGCTGCTGACGATCCCGTCCACGCTGCGCAGGCGGCAGAATATCATCGGCGAAGATCGGCTGCTCCCCAAGCAGGAGCAGTCCTTCGCCGTCGACTATCGCGCCACCTACGGCAGCGCCGTGCAGCAGAACCTGGACAACCTGGGCCTGCTCCAGAAGATCATCGACTGGATCACCGAGCAGAACAACGCCCGCAACTTTCCCGACTGGCACGGCGGGACCGTAGAGGCCGTGGCCGTGCCGATCACCCCGGTCTTGATGGAGGCCACGCCATCCACGGCGCGTTACCGGCTGCAAATCAAGATCATCTATACCATCCATTGAGAGAGGAGAATGAAAAATGGCTGACACCATCACCGGCAAGATCGATCGCAAGTACATGGGCCACTTCCTGGACGCCGCCTTCACGGCCACGCCCACCGCGCTGACCGGCGCGAGCTGGTACCGCCTGGGCAAGGACCTGGAGGAGTTCAACGTGGAGCTGAACCCCGACATCGAGCAGGGCCAGAACATCCTGGGCAGCAACTACTTCCGGCACAACGGCTATGAGGTCTCCGGCGACGCGGAGCCCTACTATGCCGAGGTGGGCGATCCCCTGTTCGCCAAGCTTCAGGAGATCGTGGACACCCTGGCCCAGGGCTCCCAGCTCCGCACCATGGCCGCCGAGGTGCACCTGTGGGAGGCGGGCAGCGCCACCGGCACCTACAAGGCCTATGTGCAGGAGTGCTATGTGGTGCCGAGCAGCTACGGCGGAGACACCTCCGGCTATCAGATCCCCTTCACGGTGCACTACACCGGCGAGAAGCTGCTGGCCGACTACACGCCCGCGAGCGGCCAGACCCCGGCGAGCATCGCCCTGGTGACCCCTTCCACCTGATCCAACCGACCACCGACCCCGGCGCTTTTGCGCCGGGGCTTTTGACCGTATAAGAGACAAGGAGGCATAACATGGCGACCAAGAATGCAAATCCCGCGCCCGTGGTGCTCACCATCGACGACGGCGCGAAACGATATGAGATCAAGAACCAATTCGGGGAAGTGGTGGGCGAGTACACCATCACGCCCACGGACTTTGGCCTGTATGAGCGATTCGCCCACATGCAGGACGAGCTGGAGGCCATCACCAAGCCCCTGGAGGCGCTGGACGCGGACGCGGACATGGCCCGCTTCGTGGAGGCCACCGAGGCCATCAAGGGCCGCCTGTACGCCGCCATTGACAAGATGTTCGGGCGGGAGGGCATGGCGGAGCGACTGTTTGGCCGTCTCCACCCGTTCACGCCGGTCAATGGCCGGTTTTACTTTGACCGGGTGATGGAGGCGGTGGGGGCGCAGATCAACGCCACCTTCGAGACCGAGGCCAAGGCCTTCAGCGACAACGTGAAGAAGTACACGGCGGCGGTGAAGAAATAGGAGGCCGTCCCATGATCTATGATCTTCCCCGCGCCGTGGAGTTCGGCGGGAAGAAGTGGGCCATCCGCACGGATTTTCGGGACGTGCTGACGATTCTGGAGGCCTTCGAGGACCCGAACCTGTCCAACGAGGAGAAGGCCTTCGTCTGTCTCCATAACCTGTACCGGGACTTTGACAAAATCCCGCGGGAGCAGGCCCAGGCGGCCTATGACGCCGCCGTGCGCTTCATCGACCGCGGACAGGAGCCGGGGAAGCCGGGGCCGCGCACCATGGACTGGACGCAGGACGCGCCGCTGATCTTCCCGGCGGTGAACGCCGTGGCGGGCTGCGAGGTCCGCGCCAAGAAGT